AAAGTTTTGCGGTAAACCCCAAACACATAAATACACGAATTATAGAACCAATTTTTAAGTAGAAATATGGATGCAAAAAAGAGAGAAATCAGAACCGTGGAGTGCCGAATGGCCTTCCGAGAGGCTTCGGCAGAAGAAGCCCAGAACGGCAGTCTTGGTGTCATCAGCGGCACGGCCATCGTGTTTAATGCTGAAAGCCGAGTTATCGACGAGTACGGCGAGACATTCCGCGAAGTGATTCTTCCGGAAGCAGCCACAATGGAATTCCTGAATAGCCAGGATATCAAACTGAACCTTCTGCACCAGCGCGAGGACACATTCGGTCGCTGCATCAATGGTACGGAAGGCAACATGACCATCTCACGCGACGATAAAGGTGTGTATTTCGAGGTGCAAGTTCCAAACTGCGACCTCGGTATCCGTGCCCGCGAACTGACTAAGGCTGGTGTTTATACAGGATGTTCATTCGAGTTCTACCCCAAGGAGTACGAAATCGAAGAGCGCGAGGTAAACGGAAAGATTGACACAAAGGTCATCCACAAGAGCTTCGAGTCTATCGGTGCGTTCACACTGGCGATGGATCCTGCATATTTGCAGACATCATGTAGTGTTCGTGAACTGCACGAAAAGACTCCGGGAGCAATCGAGGCTAAGAAGCGCGAGGAACAAGCAAAGCGTGAAGCCGAGCAGAAGGCTCTCGACGAGGCAGCACAGCGCGCCCGTGAACTTCAGCTCATGAGAATGAAATTCAATTTTTAGTTTAACCAATAAAATTTGTACGATTATGACAAAGAAGACTAAGGACGAACTTCAGGTTCGTTATCGTGAGATTCAGGATCGCATGGGCGAGCTGAATGTGACCGCCGCTGAAGGCAAGCGTTCTCTCACAGAAGACGAGAAGCGCGAGTGGGATGCTCTGAGCCGTGAGGCATCTCTGGTTGAGATGGATTTGCGTGGTCAGATGAACGACGAGGAACTGGCAAAGCATCGTGAGGTTGTCAACAAGGGCGAGCAGCTCCGCGAGTACTTGAAGGCCGTGCGTCAGGGTAAGGCAGACCGCGAAATCACCCTGTTCCCCGCATCTGTCGGTTCTACATCTAACATCACCGCTTCTGGTGCCATCAACCTGACCATTAAAGAGATAATCCCAACCCTGCACGAAGGTCTCGACCTGCCCGGCTCGCTGCGCATCGTGACTGGTGTAGAGGGTAACGAGATTTGGCCCGTCAGCATCAACGATGCCGAGATGGAGGAGGTTGGTGAGGTAGAAGCCCTCAACGACCAGGTGCTCGACTTCGCAAACATCACTCCGACACAGCGTCGCGTCGGTCTGACGATTCCTATCAGCAACATGGCCATCGATAACACTTACTTCGATCTGATGGGATTTGTGCAGGCTAAGTTCACCATCGCTCTCCGCATCTATCTGGCCAAGAAACTTTACTCTCAGGCTCAGTGGAGTGGCAACAAAGGCCCATTCAGCGGCATGACCAAAGCTGGCGACATCGAGATCGGTGCCGACTCATACAAGAACATCCTGAAGGCTGTGGCCAAGTTCAGCGACAAGGGTTTCTTTGAGGGTGACGTTGTTATCATCATGGACCGCGAGACTGAGGCCGAGCTGAAGGCTACTCCGCTCATCGCTGGTGCTGCTGGTGGCTTCGTTGTTCAGAATGGCCGTTGCGCAGGCTACCCCTATGTAGTGACTCACTATCTGAACACTGAACTCGACTCGGCTGGCAAGCTCGTTCCAACCGCCAAGAAGTACATCGCCTTCGGTTATTTCGAGTGGTTTGCTCTCCAGCAGCACGGTCAGGTTCGTATGACTGTCGATGCAACTTCTCAGGCCGTAGCCAAGAAGAACATCACAGCAGTGACTCTGAACACAGCATGGTCAATGACCGACCTCTCTACGAAGATCAACGGTGCCAACAACGAGACCCAGGCATTCGCAATCTACGAGGTAGTTGAGGAAGAGCCAACCACCGAGTAAATCTCTCGCTCTCTCATTTTTCTGGGAAGTAGTTTCTTTGCCGATGGGCGGCTCCGATGCAAGAGCAATAGGTTGTCTGCCCGTCGGCTCCCAGGAGAGGATAAGTAAATAAAATAATAACAGTCACAAAGAGAAGAATGAGCCTGTTAACGGACATCATATTTGTAAAAGCACTCCGCGCTGACGAGAATCTGATGGCACAGTTGCCAGCAGGCGATGTTTATAACACCGCCATCGCACTGCCTGACGAAGATCTCGACAACGCGCCACTGCCATACATCATCGTCAGTTTTGACGGCCTGACCAACGACGTGGAAACAAAGGATGATCCCTACGAAGGTGACTCCGACAGCGTAACCATCTCCATCGAGATAGCCGCCAAGACACGTCCAGAACTCGGTCAGCTGGCAGACGTAGTGCGCCGACAAGTACATCAGTATTTTGTCGATGCCGATCCGACAGACGAAGATGCAGATTTGATTCCACACGACTACCAGTTCTCGGCACAAGCGGTCAATTACGACTCGATGAAGCCTTGTTACTGGCAGGTTTTGACTTATCAATGTGACACAAACGCTTTATGATATGGGAGTAATTAAAGGCCAGAATCTAAGGTTGCTGATTGGCGGCAAGTGCGTGGCTTTCGCCACAAGTTGCACGGTACACGTCAGCCTGAATCTTGAGGAAAGCTCGTCGAAGGATTCTACGAATAACTTCACCGAGCAGACACCAACGGGTATCTCTTGGGATATGAGCTGCGATGCGCTCTACTCTGTTGACACCGACGCTACTGGAGTGAATGGCATCAACGCACTTGACACGGTGCTTGCACAGCAGCGCGTTCAGGTTCAGTTTGAGCAGACGCAAGGCGAGAAGAATCGCGTTGCAGTTAGCGGAGGTGCAGTCTATTCAGGTTACGCTTGGGTTAACGACATCAGCATAAACGCAGGCAACAGACAGAATACCTCATACACTATCCAACTGACAGGTGACGCTGAGCTCGCCAAGACCACAGCAGGAAGTCTATCAGACTAACAGCATCGCCCGCACACTATGGTCGTTTTTCATAGAAGCGGGCGGTGTTTTTAAAGAAACTACAACAGAAAAAGTCATGGAAAAGAAAATCACAGTAAAAGGTGAAGAGATCACCATCAAGTTCAACATGGCGGTGGAATGCGCCTACGAGGAAATCACATCTCGGCCGTTCAATCTACAAGATTTTAAAGAGAAGAAACTGCTTGTCACGCTATTCTTTTCGACGATATTGGCTAACAATCCAGACACGGAAATCACGTTGGATTACCTTCTGGAAGATGCCACATTTGACGAAATAAGGTCGCTCGATAGTGCCGTATCTGAGGCGATGACTGACTGGCTACACATACCATCTGTCATCCCGCAAGAAAATCAAAAGAAAGACGAGCAAGATGGGGAGGAGCAGCCAAAAAACTGACAACCGCTCACGAGACATATCAGATGCTTGTGGGCGAGATAGGAATACCCAGGCGTGAATTTCTCTACGAATTGAAGCTCTGGGAAATCATCTTAATCACTCGCGGATATTTTCGACGGTATCATCCAGGATGGGAGCAGGCGAGACTGGTCGCCTATCACTCGGCGCATTGCATGGGCGGTAAGAACATACCTACAATCACGCAGTGGTTATCGTTCCAGTGGGAGAAATCTGAAATCAATATGCCATCAGACGATGAAGTGAATGAAATCCGCGAAGCCATTAAACGTGAGGAAAAAGCAAAGGAAGAGAAAGAATAATGGGAGTCTTTTCAGGCTCCCATTTTTTTGTTATATTTAAGGGATGTCGGCACGCATCACCGTCCTTTGTCCTTTTTCATCCTCTTCGCCACCATCTCGAAATCTTCATGCACGCTTTTCGCCAGCACCTTCGCATACCTCTGTGTCTGTCGGATGTTGGTGTGGCCCAGCATTCGCGAGACGTTCTCAATCTTCGCCCCATTGCGCAGCATCCATGTGGCGAAGGTATGGCGCGCCAGGTGCGAGTGGAGTGGTATCTGAATCTTTGCACTCATGCCGATGGACTTCAGCGCACGATTGTACACATGGTTCTCGATCTGCGGAATCTCGAAGTCATACTTTTCAAGAATGGCGATGGCTGGTGGTAACAGTTGACTGACATACGGCACACCCGTCTTGATGCGCTCTGCCACCCTCACATAAGTATCGCCACTCTTCCTGTACTGCGAGATATCAAAGGCTTCAGCATCCGAATACGAAAGCCCCGTGTACATCTGGAATACAAACAAATCTCTTGCCTTCTGCATCATCTCGTCATCGGGCAGCTCCATCTCTTCGATGGTCTTCATTTCATCCTCTGTCAGATAGTCAAGATTCTCACGATCTCCGCGCTTAAACTTTCCACGAAGCAGCTCATAGGGATTCTTTTCTATTCTGCCAAACGTGACAGCACGATTCAGCAGAGCCTTCAGGTTTCGATGATATTTGAATACCGCTGAATCGAGCAATTCTTCACCATCTTTTTTCTTTCGCCGGTGCAGCCAAGCGTCAAAGGTAACGATATTTTCTGCCGTCAGATCATCCCATCTTCGCAGCCTGTCAAATTCCGTTAGCCGGATGAGCAGCGACTTGTATTGCCTACGGGTGCCTGGCGCAATATTTAGGATTTCGACCTGTTCTTTCACCCATTCCATGAAAAGCGGCTCTACGTTGGCAGCATCCTTGATCGGACAAATCTTCGACTTAATCCTCTCAGCATCCAGGGCGACACCATTCCTGATGGCTGCTGTGGCCTCGCGATTAACAACCTCCCAGATGGCTACAAGCCTATCATTAAGCACTGGTGCATCCGGACGATTAACAATCTGACCAGCCCGCCACTCGCGCTCGCGTATGCGCACACCCGTGCTGATATATATTGATTTGCGCGCGTGTGTAAGGCGAATCTCGATCGTACCAAGTCCATCCCTACCAGCCTGTTTCTTTCTATCAAAAATTATTTTCGTGGTTATCATTTCATTATTGTTTTCGCCGATGTTTTACCAAAGCCGATTTTGTGGTCAACCAAAAGTAAAACATTCGGGCATATTTGGGTATATTTTGTTGTAATTTGTCGTTTTTAGTCTCATTTTCGATTGTTTGAGAATGCCTTTAAATACGCGGAGGTGGCCTAATTAAAGGCATTCCCGATGTTTTACCAGAGTGATTCCGTCGGGAATAGTTAAAGGTTACACAAAATGACGATATATAGAAGGTTAACACAATGGTATTAGCGGGTGCGAGGTAAAACAATGGTAAAACATTGAAACTGCACCACGATATTAAGGTGTGTATGATATATGCGAGTATCTTCATCAGTCAGGTTCTGTATTGTCGGCAACCATAAGGGAGAACTCGCTCAACCTAAGACGCTCGATTTCAAGACGAAGCATATCGACCTCCCGCTGAAGGGCAGCGATAGTCTCTTTCTGAGTGGCGATGGTTTCGTTTTTGGCTGCTATAACGTCAGCCATATAATTGTTAGCAGTTGGCTGATGCTCCGTCATGGGCGCAGTATCGGTCATGAGCAGTGAGCCATCGCCAGTCAAGAGATAGTTCAAATTGAAGACATTCGGGAATACTTCACAGATACTCCTGAATAGTTTGTCGGTGAGGTACTTCTCATTGCCATTCAGTGCAAGTGATATAGCATTTCTGGAATACCTTAATTTTTCAGCAAAATCTGTCTGCGTATGAACACCGAAGCATTCTCTTAGATGTTCGTACACTTCTTTCAATCTTTCCTGCTTATTGGGCATATATAAAGCACTTTTGTTTAAAAAATATTAAAATATCACACATTTGCTACATAAAATGCAACACATTTGGCAATTTTGTTTTATATTTGCACCCAAATTAAGTAAGCAACTAATCGGGCACAGAATAGCCGTCAGACGTGGAGCGTCTTTTCAACAAAGCGCACACGGCGCATTTGCAGAGGTAATGGGCTACAAATATACGGCATTCTTCCCGATTATATTACAAAAGTGTTAGAAAATTAAGAAACATTAAAACAATGGTACAAGAAAAAGTAACAAGACAGGAACTTCGTGAGATGCACATCGGACAGACGCGCATCTTCACGTTGGTAGATGCAAAGAAGGTGTCTGCTGCCCGTGTGACTTGCACCCAGTTGAAGCAGGAGGAGAAATTGGAATTCCTATGCAAGCAGGATTTCGACGCAAACGCTGTGAGCATTACAAGACTGAAATAACGATAACCCAGAAAGAACGATGCAGAAAGATTTGATTCAATTCGGAGAGAGCAGGCAGACGATGAGCAGTTTGGAGATTGCCAAACTGACTGGGAAGCCACACAATGATGTAATGAAAGCCATCCGTGCGATGGAGCCAGGTTGGGAGAAAGTATGTCAGGGAAAATTTTCCCTCACATCGAGAAAGGTAAAACAGCCGAACGGTGGCGAGAGAGAAGTACCATACTATGAACTGACCAAGACTGAATGTCTGTATGTCGCCACGAAGTTCAACGACGAAGCCCGTGCAAAGTTGGTCATCCGTTGGGAGGAACTGGAGAAGATGTCACGCGTGGGAATGATTGCACTTCCGAACTTCACTGATCCAGCCGAGGCTGCAATGGCATGGGCGAAGGAATATCGCGAGAAGAAGGTTCTGGCCATAGAGAATGACTCCCTGAAGATTGAGAACAAGATACTCGAAAAAGAAAATGTCGAGTTAGCATCCGAGGTTCAAGAACTGAAGCACGATAGAAACTATCTCGACATCATCATGCGCTCACGTTCATTGATGACCGTCTCACAGATTGCACAGGACTATGGTATGAGTGCCAAAGCATTCAACCAGCAGTTGGCGAAGATGGGCATCCAATACAAGAACAACGAGCAATGGATTCTCTACTCTCGATATAAAGATTGTGGCTACGTTTCGAGTCGCACGATAGATATCACCCGATCTAACGGAATGCCAGACGTGGTGATGCACACCGAGTGGACACAGGCTGGCCGTCGGTTCCTCTATGAAGAACTGAAGAAATACGGAATCATACCAGTATTGGAAAGGGAATAAGCCATGACGGAGAGCGAGGAATTGGTAAAAAGGGTGATAGAACTCGAAAAGGAGAACGCAAGACTCATGCGACAGATAGAGTCGATAAAACCATTCGTTTGCACAAAGATTGTGTGCAAGGATAGGGAGAAGACAAGATTCTGCCCATGTTGCGGTCAAAAGATTTAAAGCGAATAGTCATGGACAAATTACTTCGAGCAGAATTGGTGGCGACAGTAGAGCGTACAGTGAAGAAGGCGATGGAGTGCTATCAGGAGCGGTGGATCACAGCCGACGAGATGCAGCAGTTCGTCTCGGTATTCACCAAGCGGTGGCTGCAAGATCATGGCCATCTGCTGCCGAGGACACCTGTCGAGTGGACAGATGAGAAGGGCGAGAGACACACGTCATCATATCTCTATCCGTTGCATCGCATTCAGGCGATGATTGAGGATGGCAGAATCAAGGATTTAAGGGGTTAACACAAATAAACGTTATCACAAATTTTAAAGTTCATATCAACTCTCGCCAGCGGGCGAACATACCTAATATCTAATTACAAGTTTTCATTTCTATATTGTCCAGCCATCCGTGAGGCTCGCTGGTTTTGAAAAGACTACAAGAGCAATGAATATTCACGGAAGGAAAAAGCCGAAAACGATGGTGCAATTCGGAGCATAAGGTTTGGTCTGAGCAGGCGGTCCGATTCCGCCACCTTCCACAACGATGAAAGGAGAATAGTTCTTTGACATATTGGTACACGAAAAATATCCACCTCGAAGCGGGATAGGCGAGCGAGAGATTAACAATCCATGACCGCAAGCTGAACGACGTTAGGGTGGTTTTGCCGCTGATCATCAGCGGTAAGGTATGAAAAGAACTATTTATCTCTTTACACCTACATCAGCGCGGATGTTTACCGACAGGGTGGCGCAGTCGGGTAGGTGTTATATTTCCGCTGTATAGTTCAATGGTAGAACGCGGGATGGCCATGCCGCAGCCGACGAGTCGGCAGTGGTGTAAATCCCCGAAAAGATGGTTCGATTCCATCTACGGCGACACTAATCTCTCATGTGTTAACAGTATTTTTTTCGTATTAATTGATAATGTGTTAAATTAATACTTTATTTGTTTTTAGTTCCACTCGGCCGTGAGGTCACAGTCGGATTATAGTTCAAGTTACGATTTCGGCATCCACATCCGTGAGGCTCTGGATGTTTTTTACAAGATTCTATTAACAAAATCCTAAATATATGAAACAGATACAAATGATGGATGAAGAGTCTAAGATGATCCTTCGCCAGTTAGGTTTCGGAGCGGTGCTCGGCATCGCCTTCCTGAGTGTTGTATATCTCGGTGGGCTCATCGCTCACCTGGTTAGCGGACTTTAATCAAAAATTCTAATTATTCACCTTTAAAAAACTTACATTATGAAGAGTATCAAATTTCGCATGACAGGCACCTGTCCTCTCATGCTTAACAACCCACAGACGGTTAACCCGATGAACGAGTTCACGAAGGCCATCAGCGCGCTCACCTCGAAGCGCAAGAAGACCGACGAAGATCAGAATGAAATCTTCCATCTGAAGTTCCTCGCCTCATGCTATTGGAACAACAAGGGCCAGTACTTTCTGCCCGCCAATATGATTGCCAAGAGTTTCGAGGCTGGTGCCAAGGAGAACAAACTCGGTGCCAAGTTCCAGCGAAGTGTATTCGTTTTCAACGATGGTATCCTGAAGTTTGCCGATAATGGTTGTACACCTGAAGAGCTCTGGGAGAACCACTCGGAGAAGTATGTCGATATCCGTCCTGTCGGCATCATGAAATCAAAGGTTGTTACAGCGCGCCTGATCATCCCCGAATGGAGTCTTGATGGCGAGTTGCACTTTGACGAAAGCCAACTCAACAAAAGCGAGGTTTGGTTGGCCATGACGAATGCTGGGTTACGATACGGCATCGGAACATATCGGCAGTGCTACGGAAGATATTCGATTGAAGAAATAAAATAGACGCAAGTTTTATATAGTGAATATCACTTAGCAAAGCAAAGCATAGCAGAGTTAAGCGAAGCCAAGCAAAGCGAAGTTACATCCAAACAAAGTTTAGCCAAGCTAAGTGGAGCGTTGTGACGTATAGCGAAGTATAGCGTAGCACTGCTAAGTATTGTCAACCACAGTCAAGCAAAGCAAAGTAATATCCCAACAAAGCATAGCATAACTGAGCTGAGTACAGCATACATTAGCGGAGCAAAGTCTTGTGCAGTCTGGTTGAGCAAAGCAAAGTAATATCCCAACAAAGCATACTGATGCACAGTTTAGCCCGGTTGAGTCCAGCTGAGCGAAGTGAAGTGAAGCAAAGTTATATCCCAACAAAGCATAGCTAAGTCCAGCGAAGCTGAGTAGAGTAAAGCTAAGTAAAGTTAAGCAAAGTTTTTTATTTATGAATCATCTAAATGCAATCATGGCATCGAGGCACAAGAAACTTGTGCCTGATGATAAGTTTGACCGCCACATGACGCGGGCGAGAGAGAACGACACGGAGAGTCGCAAGACCATCTTCGACCAACAGACAGCCGACGGCATCATCCGCCAGGAAGAGCGAAAGAAAATAAAATCATCATATTATTAAACATGGAATTCGTAGGACAGATTAAAAAGATACTCACTCCAAGGGAAGGAGTATCTGAGCGAACAGGCAATGAGTGGAAGATACAGCCGTTTATCTTCGAGTATTTTGAGAACCCATCCGACAGGTATGCCGACAGTGTGATGCTTGAGACCTTCAACTCGGAGATCATCGCACAACTGAAGGAATATATGAAGGTGCGCATCGGCTTCGGCCACAAGACTCGCGAGATCACCAGGAAGGATGGCACGAAGACCATCATCAACGAGGTGACACTCTATAAGTTTGAGTTGCTCGATGGTGCAGTCCATCAGCCAGCAGCGCAGCCCGCACAGGCAGCGGTGGATAACCAGCAAACCAATCAGCCAGCCGAAGAACAGAAGGCTGCTGACGGGGAGCAGAAGGATAAAAATGATGATCTGCCATTCTAACCATGCACAAGACAATATGGACACGAAAGATGCTCGCCACACTGCGGAGGTTGTATCCCACAACCCCTGCTGGCGACATCGGTGACCTACTCGGATTGTCGGCACCTACTGTGCTAAAAAAGGCGCATGAGTTAGGATTAGAGCGCGATAGGTTTAAACTTAGTAAGGCATTTTATGGCAGATATTCCAGAAACAAAGAGGGCGATACAAAGAAAGCGAGATCATGAGCGGTATATGCGCAATCGTGAGCGCATCATCGCTTACAATCACGACTATTATCACAACTTCCTGAAAAAAGGATTGCGCAAGCCGAAAGTCAAACTCTCAGAAGAGGAGCGCAAGGCGCGACGCAAGGCGCAGCAGCGTGCGCGCTATTGGCGAGACCGTGATCGCATTCTGGCACAGCAGCGCATATATCGCGAGGAACATAAAGAACACCTGAAGCAACTGCGACGAGAGCGAGATTTCAAGCGGATATACATGAACCCCAAACGTGAGAAGTTCACCAAGACGAAAGCAGAGCGACAGCATGAGTATTACATCAAACATCGCGATGAGATACTGCTAAAACGAAAGAGAAATTATGAGCGAACAAAACAACAAAATACCATTGCCGGAAGTGCCATCACCTGATGAACAGGCAATGGAGGAATTAAGGCCGTATTTGCTCGATGCGAGAGAGGACTACCCGGAACCATATTATATGTTCGAGTATAACGGTGTTCCATTCTCTGCCATCGGTGGTATTCAGGCTCTCAGCGGACAGAAAAAGAATGGTAAGACATTCGTTATATCTCAACTGATTGCAGCCTGTCTCGCTCCCGATTGTCCAAGAGTACAAGACAATCTCCCTGGGCTGACTGTTCCGCAGCGAACGCTCGAATACCTCGGTCATCTGCCGAAGGTGCTGTATGTAGATACCGAAATGGAGAAACTGAACTCTGCGAAAGTACTGAGGCGAGTGCATTGGCTGATACAACAAGACATGAAAGTTCCCCATGAGCGATTCAATGTGCTATGGATGCGAACAGTCGAGGGCGATGATAAAGAGCCAGCATTCATGAAGCGACGGAGACTCATCAAGTTGGCCATCGATGTCTTACATCCTGATATCGTGTTCATCGACGGAACGCGAGACATCATCGGAAACTTCAACGATAATGAGGAATCATCGAATCTGGTACAAGAACTGATGGCGATAGCAGAGAAACACGGCATCTGCATCTGGAACGTGCTGCACATGAACCCGCGACCAGGCAACGATGACGAGTCGAAAATGCGTGGACACTTAGGCACAGAACTTGGCAACAAGGTCACAGACACCATCGTCAGCATCAAGGAGAAAACCACAAGCGGTGTCGTTTTCACGGTCAAACAACTGGATGCCCGTGGCAAAGACCTCGATGATTGGAAGTTCACCGTGACCGATGCTGCCGGATCGTTAGGCATACCCAGAATCGTTGGCAGTCCTGCTCCAAGAAAAGAGGTCACGGCAGACACGAATGAAGATATCAAGAAATGGATTAACGAAGCCCGCGACCGATACGAATGGCCGATGAGTCGAGCAAACATCAAGAAGAAGGTGTTTGGAGAAATCGGTGGTCAGTCGAATGACGGAAAGCAGCAGATTGACCTGATAGCAGCCATCAATCTCGGCTATCTCGAAGAGACTACCATCAAGAGTGGCGGACACTATATGTTACAGCCTAAAGATGACCTTCCATTCTAAGTTAAACCAACACCCTATTACACCTAAAGGTGTAAGGGGAGTTAAACCCAGGTTCAACGTTAGCGTCCGCATACACCATGCACACTGCCCGCAGGGTAGGCGGGCGGTGCAAGGGGTAAGCGTCCACACACGCGCCGCGCGCGCGTTTGGTTTTTCATAGAATCGACTTAAACCTAAAAGATATGCCAAAGATAAGCGAAGACATAATAAGAGCAGTCATCGACGAGGCAAAGATAGAAGATATCGTCGGAGACTTCGTTGACCTCCGCAAAGTAGGGGTAAACATGACTGGGCTGTGCCCGTTCCACGATGATAAGAACGATGGCAACTTTATTGTGCGTCCATCGACACTATCTGCTGGTCGCCCAGGTCGCAACAGTTACAAGTGCTTCGTTTGCGGCATGAAGGGAGGCGCAGTGCAGTTCTTGATGGATGCAGAGAAGATGAGCTTCCCCGATGCCATCAGATACATCGGTAAGAAGTATTCTATCGATGTCGATAACGTGCCCATCAACTGGACACCGCCACCACCAAAGCCTGTGCCGGCTCCCCTACCCGACCTTGCAATCCCACGGTCATACGTCAGCAGAACAATCGAGATCAGCGAGGAGCGGCCGATCGTCTTCCTCAACTGGCTCAAACGACTGCCGTGGGATGACACACAGAAGGCTCGACTTCAGCAGACGTTATTCAATTATTGCGTAGGCGGTTGGCGCGATGGTCGCGTGGTGTTCTGGCAGATTGATTGCAACGGATACCCTCGCGCTGCCAAACTGATGCGCTATCTGCCCGACGGTCATCGCGACAAGAAGGAGCATCCAGGTTGGATATATAACCAAGACGGATGTCGGCAGCAGTTAGAACCTGAAGGCCACACCATCCTGAAGCCCCTCTTCGGCTCCCATCTGCTGAACCGATACCCGAAGGCGGTGATCAACATCGTGGAGTCGGAAAAGACAGCCATCATCATGGCGAACTATTACGGCCGACCCGAAGAGCAGTTGTGGCTCGCCTGTGGCGGGTTGAAGCATCTGCAACTCTCATCGATGCAGCCTCTCATCGACCAGCAGCGCATCGTGTGGCTGTGGCCCGATAAGGATGGTCGCGAGGAGTGGCAGGAGGTGTGTGACAAACTCGGTTACGACAACTGCCGACTGTACACACACTTCTTCGACACCTGTTGGCGAGAGGAAGATGGTGACAAGGCAGATGTGGCCGACATCGCCATCCGCATGATGACCACAGGCGACACTCCGCGACGGGAGCAGCCAAAGGCTGAACCGAAGCAAGTGGGGCAGATCATCACGGAGGTTGTCTCTGACGATACCCCATTCATGGACATCGACGAACTGCAAGACCCTCGCCTTCGGATGTGGCGAGAGGTATTGCGACAACGATACAAATCTAAACACCAAAAGAAAAATGACCAAGAAAACTAAAGAGGAGCGGTTCGAGCAGATAGGC